ACATCAAGAAGCTTAATACCCTCCATAGCCTCGCGGATGGCTGCAGCAGTTTCTTCTGCCTTATTGTCCGGGGTAAGGGTAACTAGTTCGTCATGTACGGTTAGTAGGAGCTTGGCTTCTTTAGGAATCATCTCTTGGGCGCGAATCATGGCTAGTTTAATAATGTCCGCTGCTGAGCCTTGAATACGGGTGTTAAACGCTTGACGTTCAGCGCCTGCCTTATCCCCATAGTTACGGGAGTTAATCTCGGGAAGATAGCGACGGCGACCGAGCAGGGTAGTAACGTACCCACGCTGGCGAGTGCTACTTACTACGACGATGCGGTACTTGTTGACCGCGTTGAACTTAACGGAGAAGTTATTTAGTAGTTCTTTAGCTTCCGTGAGCGTACAACCGATTTGGGCGGCAATTTTATCGGGTCCTACGCCGTAAGCCATGGCTAGTACAAGAACCTTGCCAGCCTTACGATTGACACCCATGGTATCTCCCACAGTTGTATAAATGTCTCCGCCAGTCAAGTAATTTTCAAGCATGATGGGGTCTTTAGCCATCGAAGCAATGACACGAGGCTCAATTTGACTGTAGTCAGCCACTACAAGCTTGTAGCCTTCGGGTGCGTAGAAAAGGTTACGGATAGCTTTTCCGTGGGCTGTGTGGGGCGCTGGGACGTTCTGAAGGTTAGGGTTACGACTAGAGAAACGACCAGTCTCAGCACCGTGCTGAACAAAGTCGCAGTGAATCTTACCGTTGATAAGGATGCTCTCTTTAGTCTCAACCTTAGACTTACCGCCTGTGGTGCGAGTTACTTCTCCACCTAGGTACGGGATTACATATGTAGACAACAACTTATTAAGGTCGGCATACTCCAGCATGGCCTTTACTAAAGGGTTGGAGTCGCGGTACATTTCAAGGGCATCGGCGGATACGGAGTAATCGGAAACCTCTAACGGAATATTAGCCATATCCTTTTCTTTGCCTTTAAGCGTAAGAATCTTAGGCTTAAGCCCTTGACCACCGCTCTCTTTGCTTCCATAAAGAATTGCCTGCTTATCAGGATTAGAGTTAATGTTAAACACTTTGCCGGCAATACGGTAAATCTCAGAACGCGCTTTTTCAATATCAATCTCTAATTGGCCGTGAAGTACCTTTAACTGCTCAATATCTACAGGAGCGCCAGCCAACTTCATCTCGCAAAGGACTTTGAGTACGCCCATCTCTAAGCGCATGACATTTTCAAGCTGACCTTCTGCCAACTTATTTTGGAGGACACTGATATAAAGCATGTATGTGTACTTAGCATCTAGGTATGCATACTTAGCCACAGTGCTAAAAGAATACTTCTCTACCTCTTTACCTACGCCTTTAACCATGTGATAACCAAACTCACGGGCAAGGCAATCATCAAGACCGCATTTATTTTTGTTCTTGTTATCGTACAAAAATGAAGCAATCATGGTGTCAAAGTACGGACCAGTAGGAACTTGACCGTCGTAGTATTTGGCAAGGGAAGTTAAGTCAAATACTAAGTTGTGTCCTACAAGTGTGCGGTCTTTGCCAAACATCAAAGGCTTAAGCGCCTTAAAAACTTCTGCTGGGAATAATTGCTCAGGGGCTGGGCCAAATGTTTGAGTGGCCTTCTTAGCGTCTCGTGAATAATCAGATGGTCGCGCTGGAAGTCCAGCATCTACGCGCTTTTGTCCCTGACCTGTTAGTGGATAACTTTCAGATAAAAACTCACCGTTAGGATGACCCATAGGAATAACATCGCCACGTCCGTGTGTGGCTAAAGAAATCCATAGCACCTCGTTTACAACGGTTACTCCGCGTTGTGGGCCTACGGTTTCGACATCGTAGCAAAAAGAATCTTGCTGTAAGTAATACGCAACCATCTCATCAAGTTGCTCTTTGGTTGTAATAATATTCATAGTTCCCCCTAAAGGCGGAAAAGCTAGGCCAAGGGGGTTAGCCTAGCTTTCCCACGTCTGTTATTAGATTAAAGAGTTAGCAATCTCAGTTAGTTCTTCGACCGATAGGCGACGAACTGATGAAGCGTCGTATGGCTTCATATCTGCAATTGCTGCTTCAACCTTAGCCTCATCAAGACCGTAGTCTTCTCCGAGGTCACGACCCTTTACAGGGTTAAGTGTGTAGACAGTATGTTGCATCTGACCACGGCGAGCAACTGCCCAATAATTCTTGGACAATGGACCTGCTGGTGAGTGGTGTGCAGCATGGAGGGACTTAAAGAACAATGGTGAGGCAATCAACTTAGTAATTGTTGTCTCTGTAGAAGTAAGCACTGCGATAGAAAACGCATACTTCTTTTCGGCTTTATGTTGCAACTTTACGCACAATGGGCAACCGCTACCAAGGCAGACATAAGAGCGCTGGCCCTCAGTCTTCTGAGTAAGGAAATGCTGGCTGTAGATTGCATATGGGCCGTCTGGGTCAAGGAACTTAATGACCTGAATCTGCTCGGACATCTTAAAGTCCTTAGCATATTCTACTGGCTTAATAGCAGCTTCTGCTGCATCCCAACCTGACTTAATTGGGTCTACGGATGATGTTGAACTTACTGGACGAGCATCGAGCTCGGCGCTTGCGTTTTCTAGTGAGAATTCGTCCACTGCTGGTACGAAGTCTGCGTCTGTTTGAACTGACATAGGTACTGCTCCTTTAGTTTATTTGACTTGATTCGTTTTTAGTTTCTTGAGCAAGGATTTGACTCCAAGCCTCAGCTATCTCTTTTGTGAGTTGCTGGTGTAGTGACCATTCTATACGCTTAGTGTGTAAAACACCAAACTTACCGAATAATTCTACCGCCACCTCAATCATGGCTCGGCTATAAAGGCGACGCCCTTTATGGTCTTCACCATTCTTGTTCTTCTTAGTGGGTAGTCGATATGGGGACTTTGGCAAGTAGCCATTTTCATTCCAGACCCGTACTGAAATAAATGGTCTTCCCAAAGCTTGAGCGAGCGCACCTACGGTAAACATCTCAATGTCTTTGCCGTTAGGCAAAGTTTTGACGTATGGCTTTGAGTCCCAGTGCGTTTCCGGCTGAATCTCAGGAGCCTTAGGTTCACGTCGCTTTCTTTTGCTTCCTGGATAGTAACTATCCAAGTTAGCAAAAGTTGCGTTGATAAAGTCGTCTGTCATTTTTATTTATTCACCAAAAATGCGTAAGAGACTTTGGAAGGAAACATAGCGTCAATTTCTTCCTCTGTCAAAAGCTCTTGGTAAAAGGCTGCCATAATGGCGTCTTCATTAAGTCGAGGAACCATCTCCACGCACTTCTCTGTTAGGTTGTGGGTAGCAAGAATGTTTTCAGCAGTTGCCATATCAAGTGACTTGGATACTTTACGCTGCTTAACAAGTTTGACGTCGCCCACTTCAATAACTTTGTGGCCTTTACCGTCTACTTCACCGTCAGCTTCTACGGCATCCATAAGGCGAGATTTAATCTCTGATTGGCGCTTGGAAAGAAACTCAATCTCTTCCTTTAACGCAAGATACTGTTGAACTTCATTCTGTAATACTTTGTCTTCTGTAGACATTAGGACCCCCTTAGGTTCTGGGGACGACATTACATAGGTAGTTAGCCTTTGTCAACTTCTGTAAGGTAGGTTTCTAAGGCCTTAAGAATCACGCTTGTTACGGTGACCCCTTCACGGGCGGCCTTCTTTTGAACGTCTTTCCAGAGGTCGTCCGGGACGCGAATCGTGCGTGTTGGTGTCTTAGGCGCGTTAGGCATCCGTATAGTCTACACGCTTGCCATAGTCAAAAAGGACTTTAAACTGCCTACAGTAAGGGGAACTCCGCCCTTTTCATCTATTCCTTCTCCATCAATAATGGCATTTGCAATAGAAGTTTTCTGTTGGAGGGCTTCATACTGGCGTTCTTCTACAGAGCCCGCAATTAACAGGTCTTGAATAACTATCGTCTTCCATGTAGAAGAAGCTCGCTGTATACGACCGTTTCGCTGAATAGCAGCGCCTGAAGACCAAGGTAGGTCATAATTAATAAGCAAGTTGGCAGCGGGCAAATCAACGCCGTAACCGCCTGCATCAGAAGATATAAGGACACGAACACTGGGGTCGGTATTAAGCGCAATTTTATTCTCCTCTTTAGTCTTAGCGTC